GCGAGTCTAGCCTGTACCTCGGCAGTTACGTCCGCTGAGACCCCGCCGATCTGTTGACCAGTGCCGGAAAAACCACCGATTACCTCTACCAATGCCGACACCTCACTTGAGCTGCTTGGATCGCATTTTGGCTATTCTCTCGATGCTGTCGAGGTCTTTGGTCGAGATGAAGTCACGAAGATAGAGCTTCTTCGCCTTCGAGAGAATCTCCGCGAGTCTTCTGCGGCCAGCAGCCTTAGTCATCCTCGCCAATTTCTCACCCCTAAGCACTCGTGAGGAACTGGGCTTTGAAATTAAGATTCACCGGTGCGCTGAGATCCGCTGGTAGTGGTTGCTGGACTGACGGGTCGGTGTCGGTGACTGATCCGACGACGTTGCCAAGGGCGTCGACGATGTATGCTCCATTGGTTTCGATGAGAGCTCCGTCGACTGTGATGAAAGTGCCGGAAACAATGGTCTGGCCCTGCAGAGTGTCGCCGATGCTGTTGCTAGTCTGGATATCGACCAGTTCGTTAGTGGCCCCGCCAGTGGGCGTGACGTGGAAGATTCTAGAGATTCCCTGGTTGGTGTAGACGGCGAGACTGGCTCCTCGGTCGGCTGCAGTCTGGGTCATCACCTTGAGGAGATCGCCGGCCTGAAGTGTGAAGGGGGCCCACAACCTCGGAGTGAAGGTAGATGCTCCCTTCACACAGACGGCGATGTTTGCAGCCACGACGCCCTGGCGGAGGATGTAAGCGTATGAGATTCCGACAGAGCCGGACACGAGTCCATGGGTGACGGTCTTGCCAGGCGCATAGTCGCCGATGTTGATCGCGCTGACGGTGTACACGGTGTCCGTGGTTAGAGACGTCTCCGTTCCTTCGACGACTTCGAGCTTCAGCGGGATGTTCGTCCCGTCACTGCATGCCAGGTTCCCTACACAAGTTGTCGTTGCCATGGGATCACAACCTCACTCCGATGCCCAGGGGCTTCATCATATTGCGATTCACATTGGCAATAGGCTTCCGTAGGAGCTTCTTAGCGAACTTGAAGGTGATGCCGATCCCTATTGCCTGGACAGCCATAGCCTGGTAGCTCGCCATGAAGTTCGTCTGCATGGCGTCGAAGGACGATCCAGGGTCAGCGACGAGCGAGGACAGTGAGACACTACCTCCGCCGTTCGTGGTCGCCATCGCAGTACTGCCACTGCCGTCGAATCCGATGAATCCCACAGGGGTGTTGTTCGCGACGCCGCCGACGAGGACGCTCGCATACGCATACGATTCTGCGAGATTGATGAGGCTGATTGTCTTCGGTGATCGGCGTCGTGACTTCTTCCTTCGGCGTGCCATTGGGGGTGAAAGTGAACAAAGTCGCTAATAATGCTATTGAAACTCATCAATTGTCGCTTGGAACTTGCCATCAGGAGCTCTTTGTGTAACCACGGCGTCGATTGTGTTCATCTTCTGAGCCGCGATCCCCTGTATGAGCTGCGCAATCGCACCCTGGATAGGGTTGGGCGGTTCGAAGTCACCGATCCCGCCCTCGAGCATGCGGTCGATGGTGCCCTTGAGTGCCAGGGCAAGACGTTCATCCAGTAGTTCGAGCATGTTTGCCATCTCGATCCGTAGCCAGAGGCCGAGAATGATGATCGAAAGCAGTGTCAGGACGCTCAAAACGCCCAAAATGACCAGTTCAGCGGCTACCATGCCTGTCTACCACCCGTCGAACGCCCATCAACCTACCTTTATCCTCTATTTTTGTCACCCCGCGCACCCACCCTACTACCGTTCGCGGTTATTGAGCGTTGTTGCTAGCAACCTGTACAAGTAGATATTATTAACTATGAGCATGACAACGGTTCATGCCCGGTGTTTCAATCAACCTCGATGACCAAGCCTACGCCATCTACAACTCGTGGCCTAAACAGAGGAACAAGGGAGTTCATCCCAGTCGATCGTACAAGGTCTCGAATGCGATCTGCTCCTGGTCCAGAACAGACAAGAAGAAGGAGGAGCTAGAGAGGGTAGTGAAGATCCTCAAGAAAGAGAAGGAGTACCTAATGAAACTCTGCGAGGAAGCGGGGGTCTCGACGCATGACTGATCGTAGTCACTACAAATGCGTTCGATGTACTAGAGTCATCCGTGGAGATTTCAGACTCAAGCACTGCGCTCGTTGCCTGAGGTTGATGAGCTCATGATGAAGGGACTCTGGCAGTGCCCGCAGTGTGACACGTGGTGGACCTGGGCGACTCGCCCTGGCGCCATCACTCTGCAACGTCGATGCCGCAAGTGCGGGAAGCGAGTCCGCACGCAGCTAGTACGCCACTGGTCGGGCCGTGGCCGTCCTCGCCTCTGGAAACTTCTTTACCGGCCAAATCACGAACCCCATTACGCGCTGCGGCATGAGTGTCGACAGAGGAACAGAGGAGAGTTGCAGGAATGAAGGAAGAAAGGTGCATTGTATGTTTGGGAGACGGTGGTCATCGTCGGGGCCCGTTGGGAGTTTTCTTCATCTGCTCTTCATGTGAAGGACGGGGGAAAGTCAAATGACCCCGAGTGAGTTCTTCAAGTGGCTGGCGATCGAGTTCGACTCCTGGAACGGCTGGGATAGGTTTCGCACTCACGAGGGCGAGGAGCACATTCAGAAGATTGAGTGGTTCGAGGTCTCCGAGCACATGGAGGCCGATCACTCGGACATCGTCGACGAGGTGCTCGAGGTCGAGACAATCTGCCTGTGCTGCGGTCAGAGGCCCGAAGCATGCGACAATAATGGTCTATCTCTCCCTTAAGAGGGGGGGGTAGAGGCCCTACAATCCCTCTCCGCCGAACTGGGGGAATGCTTCTTCGTTTAATCCGAATAGATTCACGAGCATGTCCTTCACTACCATAGCCAGGGTGCCTGATTTAGGCTCGTCTGGGCGCTGCTCCCTCCTGGTCTGGTACTCTTGGTGCCATCCAGTGAAGTCGGCGGGCGTTGGTAGTCCCGTTTCGATTCCGAGGAACTCCAGTACCATGGCAATCGAATAGAAGACCCCGACCATCTGAAGGGGGTTATCCATCATCCCGGCGATCTTTGAGACCCCAAGACCCTCGGCGAGAGAACCGGCCCCGGAGGTGACTTGCTTGAACTGGACGGCAGCGATCAGCGAGTCGAGCTGCTCGGACTGCTTATCCTGGAGACTGATTCTGTACTCGACCACCTGGTCCGGCTTTCGCTTGGTCATGAGAACGCCCCGGCTAGATCAGAGAGGAGGGAAGCAACATGCCCCGCCCCCAGGAGCCAGCCGAGTACGAATGCAAAGGCGTTGTCGACAACCAGGCGCTTGACCTGCTCGGGGAAGCTCTCCTCATCGTGGTCGTGGTGCTCAGGCATCTGGGGCCTCCGGCCAATGGTCGGCGGCGTCGTTGCTCTCGTCGTGAACCTGGGGGAGATCTCGAAGCGCCTGGCGATAGTCCTTCCACGCCTGGCTCATCGTCCTGTCTTTGACGGCGCGCCAGTCTGTCGCAGCGAGCTCGATATCCCTGGCGTTTCGGATCTCTTGCCAGTCGACCTCTCGCTCCGAGTCCTCGAGGATCTCGTCCCCATCGTAAATCAGGACGCGTCGATTCATCATGTTATCACGCATACTTCAGGGAGATTCTCAGCGGGTCGAAGTAGGTCGGGGCCAGATTGGTCTTCGTGACCGTAGCCTCCAGGTCATTATCGGAACCTGAGAGTACCAGGCAAGCTTGTGCATTGGGGGCTGCGGACACCCCACTTGAGGCGGCGATCCATGCCAGTCCCGAGTTGCTCTCCGCTGTAAGAGCTGGACTCGTACCGGCGCCCGTACGGACCCACATCGCGTGATAGACCGTTCCCCTAACGAGCGAGACCGTGGACGACCAGCTCGTCTGATAGACAATCGCCGTGCTGCCTGTGTCTATGTCAGCATAACCTAGCAGCACGTGCGGTGCCATGTCTGAGTCGGAGTAGATGCCGATCCGCATGGTGTTGGCATAACTGGCGGAGACGACGCATCCTACCTCATCTATGTCACCC